CCTGAGGCAGCACGTCGCCGCGGGCTGTGCTGGACCTGCTACCGCAAGGCCTTGGACTGCAACCTCATCGAGCGGCGCCCGGGTGCACGCGGTGCGGTGGTGCTGCTCGTGCACCGCTGGGATGCCGCGACGCGCGCCGCCATCCTCGCAGCCCTGCGCGCCATCGAGGGCAAGTGATGGCCGCATCCGACCGCAGGAAGCCGCAGCGCGGCGCCGCAACCACCCGGGAGCAGGCGATGCGTCTGTTGGCCGAGGGAATCACGGTCGCCGAGGTGGCCCGGCGGCTGAGCCTGCACCGCCGCACGGTGGAGAAGTGGCGCACGACGACCGACGGGGCGGAGGTCCTGGCGGCCGCGAAGGTGGAGGTCGAGCAGAAGTTCAGCAGCTCGCTCGAAGCCGCGCGGGCGAAGCTCACCGATGCCCTTTTTGATATGGCGGACAAGGTCATCCTCATCGCGAAGGAAGGCGAACACGCCGACGCCCTGAGGGCCATCGGGATGGCGATGGACCGGGTAGGCCTGCCCCGCACCGAGCGCATCGAGACGCCGTCCACTCCGATGGACACCTCGAAGCTCTCGACCGAAGAGCTGGAGCAGCTCGCGGTGTTGCTGGCGAAGGCCGGTCATCGGTGAGTGCTCCGCCGAGCCTTGCGCTGGTGGAGCGCGCCCTCATCGCCCGCAAGGGCTTTGCGGAGTTCGTGCGTCGTGCGTGGCACCAGGTGGAGCCCGCTCCGCTCGTGTGGAACTGGCACCTTGATGCGATCTGCGAGCACCTCGAGGCGGTCGCCTGCCGGCAAATCCGCGACCTCGTCATCAACATCCCGCCGGGGACATCGAAGTCGCTGCTGTCGTCGGTGTTGTGGCCCGCGTGGGTCTGGACGCTCGACCCCGCGCGGCGGTTCATTGTTGCGAGCTACGCCGACCGCGTGGTGATGCGCGATGCGCGCAAGAACCGGAAGCTGGTGGACAGCGCCTGGTTCCAGGCGAGGTTCCCGGAGGTGCAGATCCCGCGCGACCGCACCGCGTCGACGGCGGTGGGGGTCTTCAACACCTCCATGGAGGGGATGCGTTTCAGTACCACCATCCCCGGCGGTGACCTCGTGGGCCAGCACGGCGACGACTTCATGGTCGATGACCCCATCAACCCGTACCTCGCGGGCGCGTCGAGTGGCGTGGGGCTCGACGCCGTGGAGGAGTGGTGGAGCAACACGCCCGGGCGCTTCCGCAACCACGAGACCAGCACCCGCACGCTCACCATGCAGCGGGTGCACGAGCGCGACCTGACGACGGCGTTCGTGCGCGCGGGCGCCACCGTCTTGTGCCTTCCGATGCGCTTTGAGCGCGCGCACCCGCGCCGCTACGCGAAGGATCCCCGCACCGAAGAGGGCGAGCTGCTCTGCCCTGCGCGCATCCCGCTTGCCGAGGTCGACCGCATCGAGCGCGTCTTCGGCCCCACCAAGACGGCCGCGCAGAACCAACAGCGCCCTGCGCCCGCGGGCGGCAACATCGTGAAGGAGCATTGGCTCCGGTATTGGGTGGAGCTGCCCTCCGGAGGAACGTGGACGCTGTCGGTCGACGCGGCGTTCAAGGCCACCACCACGAGCAGCTACGTGGTCATCCAGGCGTGGTGTTCGGTCGGCGCGAACAGTTACCTCGTCGACCAGATCCGCGAGCGCATGGGTTTCGAAGACACGCTGAGGGCTCTGCTCTCGATGTGCGTTCGCTACCCCGAGGCGATCGAGAAGCTCGTCGAGGACAAGGCAAACGGCACGGCGATCCTCGACATCCTGAAGAACAAGGTCTCGGGGCTCATCGAGGTGTCGCCCGGGAGCGACTCGAAGGAAGCGCGGCTGCGGGCAACCGAACCACTGTGGGCCGCGGGCAACGTGTGGATTCCCGACCCGACGCTCGCCCGCTACCCGGACGGTCGCGTCGGCGCGGCGTGGGTTCCGGAGTACGCGCACGAAATCACGACGTTCCCGGGCGCGGCGACGAACGACCAGGCCGACGCGACCAGCCAGTACCTCAACCGCGTCGCGCTCACCGGGCTGGAGATGGCGGAAGCGGCGGTGAACAACATGCTCGATTGGTTCGGAGGAGGAGTGACGGGATGATTCTCGATGCAAACGGCAACGACATGCGCGCGGACGGGTGGCTCAACCTCACCACGGGCGTCGGGGTGGAGGGCAGCTCCAAGGCGCTGGACTTCGTGCCCGACGCACGGCTCCCCGACGCCTTCCTGGAGCAGCTCTACATCGGGGAGGCGTACGCCTCGCGCATCTGTCGGGTGGTGCCCGAAGAGGCGACGCGGCAGGGCTTCCGGGTGAAACTCGGGGAGGCTGGCGCCGAGGGGGCGCTCCACGCGGGCCTCAAGCGCCTGCGCGCCGTCGAGCGCCTGCGCGCCGCGTGGACGTGGGCGAGGGTGTTCGGGGGCGGAGCGGTATTCGTCGGCGCCGACGACGGCCGCGACCCCGCGGAGCCGCTCGACCGCACGGCCATCCGCTCGGTGCGCTTCCTCATCACGCTCGACCGCCGCGAACTCATGCCCCAGCGCTGGTACGGTGATCCGCTCACCCCGAAGTACGGGCAGGTGGAACTGTACCTGCTCCAGCGAGAGGGCCACGGCAGCGTCGAGCGGGCGATGGTCCACGAGTCGCGGCTCATCCGCTTCGACGGGATGCTCTCGACGCGCGCCCGCCGGATGTTCCTCCAGGGGTGGGGCGAGAGCGAGCTGCAGCGCATTTATTCGGTGCTCAGCAAGTTCAACGGGGGCTGGGAGGCGGTGGGGACGTTGCTCCAGGAGGGCAGCGTCAACGTCATCACCATGAAGGGCCTGACGGCGATGATGGCCGCCGACAAGCAGGACCTCGTGAAGAAGCGCTTCGCCGCCATGAACGCGGCGCGGTCGGTCACCGGGACCACGCTGCTCGACGAGGGGGACACCCTCACGCGCAACGAGGTGGGCGCCCTCACCGGCATCGCCGACGTGCTCGACAAGTTCCTGTTGCTGCTCTCCGGCGCGGCGGAGATCACGGTCACCATCCTGATGGGGCAGTCGCCGGCGGGCCTGAGCGCCACCGGCGAGAGCGACGTGCGGTGGTTCTACGACCGCATCAAGAGCGCGCAGATCGAGGTGCTGGCGCCCGCCATTGAGTGCCTGGTGGAGCTGCTCTGCCTCTCGCAGGACGGCCCCACGCGCGGGCAGCTCCCGGCGGAGCGGAGCGTCGAGTTTGCCCCGCTCTGGCAGCCGACGCCGCAGGAGCGCGCGCAGGAGCGCCTCACCATCGCGCAGGCCGACCAGATCTACATCACCACGCAGGTGGTGACACCGGAGGAGGTGGCGACGTCGCGCTTCCGCCCCGACGGCTACAACGCCGAGACCACCATCGACCTCGCCGTGCGCCGCGCCGCGCTGGAGGCGGACGCCACGGCCGACGCGGAGGTCAACACGTCCGCGGCCGACCACGCGAAGGAGATCGCGGACGTGCTCGAACGGGCGGCGGCCCGCACCATCTCCCGCGACTCCGGGGTGGCCACGCTTCAGTCGTTGTTCGGGATGACCCCCGAGGCCGCCGAGGCGACCATGGGCGAGAACGGCCGGACGCACTTCACGGCGCCGGAGCCCGGGCACGCGGCGGAGATGGACGCGCTCAAGGGCGAGCTCGCGGGTGCGCAGGCTTCCCAGCGCAGCACGGCGCAGATGCTCACCCGCGTGCTCGAGCGCAACCGCGCCGGAGAGCTGGTGGTGGGCTCGCCCATCGCGAAGGCGCCGACCGAGCTGGTCGAGGGTGAGGAGCTCGAAGCGGGCGACGTGGTGGAGGTCCCCGTCGAGGACTCGCGCTTCGAGGTGCGACGCACCGACGGCCGGTCGAGCGGCGTCGCGGTGGTGCTGCAACTGCCGCCGGAGTTCGCGCGCGGGCTCCCGACGCAGATCTCCGCGCCCGACCTCCACGTGACCCTCGCGTACCTTGGAATGAACGACCGCTGGGGGCCGTCGTCGATCGACCGCGTGGTGGGTGCCGTGCGGCAGTGGGCGCTCACCGTGGCGCCCATCGTCGGCACGCTCGGCGGCATCGGTCGCTTCGCTCCCGGCCCCGACGGTGAGCCCGTCTACGTCCCCGTGGATTCCGAGGCGATCACCGACGCCCGGCCCGCGCTCGTGGCCTTCCTGCGCGCTGCGGGGTTCGGGGTCGCGCGCGGGCACGGGTTCACGCCGCACCTGACGCTGGGCTACCTCGCGGCCGGCGAGCCGACGCCGCCGCCTGTCCCGACGGTGCGGGTGGCGTTCCCGGTGGTGAGCGTGTGGTGGGACGCGGTGCGGGTGGACATCGAGCTCGGCGGGATCTGATGACCACCGCCGCGCAGCTCGCGCAGCGCCGTCGCACCACCGCGGCCGCGGTGCGCCGTCGTCCGCCCAAGCCCGGCGCCGTGCCCGATGCGCAGCGCCCGACGGCCATCGAGCAGACGTACGCGACGATGCTCGCGCGGGTGCTGGTGCAGCTCGACGACGTCGTGCGGGAGGCGCTGCCGACGCTGCGTGCCGACGCAGCCGACGGGAGCGCAGGGCCACCGCGGCCCATCAACCCGAAGGCCACGAAGGGACTGCTGCGCCAGCTCGAGGTGGTGCTGGAGCGGGCCACCGTCCGCCGCGCCCTCATTGGCGACCTCGACACCATTGCCGACCGGGTGAGCACCTTCTCGCGCGAGCAGCTCCGTCGGCAGGTGAAGGCGTCCATCGGCATCGACCTCGTGGCAGCCGAGCCCGCGCTCGCCCCGCAGATCAAAACCTTCCGCGACGAGAGCTTGTCCCTCATCACGTCGCAGGCGAAGGCGAAGGTCGACCGCATCCGGGAGATCCTCACCGACGCTGGGACGCGAACGCGGGTCGAGGACATCGCGGCCCGCATCCAGGAAGAGACCGGGTCGACGCCGGCGAGGTCCGCGCTCATCGCCCGGGACCAGGTGCTCAAGCTGAACAACAGCGTCACCGCCGCCCGCCACCAGGCCGCGGGCATCACGGAGTACACGTGGCGGACGTCGCGCGACCAACGCGTGAGGCCCGGCCACCGCGCGCTCGAAGGGAAGCGCTTCACCTACGGCGATCCGCCCGTGGTCGACACGAAGAGCGGGCGCACGGCAGAGCCCGGGCAGGACTACCAGTGCCGCTGTACCGGGAGCCCGGTGCTCGAAGGCTTCGAGGAAGCGCTGGCCACCGGGGAGCGGGAGACGGGGACGACGTCGCCCCTGGAATGGAGCCCTGGCGCGCGGGTGAAGCGCCGCCGGTGACCGCCACCTGAGGCAGGACGGACCAGCACCGTCTAGCCCCGCCCGCCCCTCTCCCCGCACCGTTGGGGCGTGTCCGTCATCCGCAACGACTTCGGCTCTCTCGACGGCGTCCAGACGACGCCGCAGGGGGGCCGTCGCATGTCGAGCGTGCTGAGCCGCGCCGGGGTGTTCACCTACCGCGACGGCACTGGCCGCACGTGGCGCGAGCTGCGCCCCGCCTCGGAGGTGTTCGCCGAGGACTCGCTCGCGAGCTTCCGCGGCGTGCCCGTGGTCGACCTCCACCCCACCGAGGGGAAGGTCACCACCGAGAACTTCAAGGCGCTCTCGCTCGGCCACGTCCACGACGACGTGCGGCGCGGCGACGGCGACCTCGTGGTGGCGACCACGACGGTGAACGATGCCGAGGCGTGCGCGCGGATCGACCGCGGCGAGCGCGCGGAGACCTCGTGCGGGTACCGCTGCGACCTCGACCCGACGCCGGGCGTGGACCCCGTTTACGGCCCCTATGACCAGGTGCAGCGGAACATCCGCGGCAACCACCTGGGGATCGGGCCGAAGGGCTGGGCCCGGGGCGGGCGCGAGATGGAGCTGCTGCGCCAGGACGGCGCGGCGGTGATGGTGTCGGCGGACTCCGCCGCGGAAGGAACGTCCATGAAGAAGAAGCTGAAGGTGGGAGGGCGTGACTACACGCTCGACGCCGACGACGACGTCGCCGCGGCTCAGACCGCCGTCGACGGGGAGATCGGGCAGATCAAGGCCATGCTGATGGAGGCGCTCCAGAAGGTCGCCGCCTTCGAGGCCAAGGAAGCCGCGAAGACCGGGGCCGAGGGCGGTGACGCCACGAAGGTCACCGAGGAGATGGTGCCCGAGGAGGTCGCCGACTCGCTGGTGAGCAAGCGCATCTCGCTGCACGACGACGCGCGCAAGGTGCTCGGCACCGAGACCAAGCTCGACGGGCTCAAGCCCGCGGAGATCAAGTCCAAGGTGATCGCGAAGGCGCTCCCGGGCATGAAGCTCGACGGGCTCTCGGCCGACACCGTCGACGGCATGTTTCGCGCGGCGGTGGCGGGCACGTCGAGCGCTCGCAACGACGCACTCGCCCACGCGGCGGGCCTCGCCGGGGGGCCGTCCCGGCCGGGCGCGGGCGGGCTCGATGCTGCCCAGGCGACGATGACCCAGCGGCTCCACGAGATGGGCCGCGCGCCGTTCGGCGTGAACACCAAGGCGGGAGGCTGAGATGGCTGGACAGACGACCGTTGGATTCAACTACGACGCGGCGATCGCGGGCATGGTCTCGCGCACGCAGCCGGCGCGCACCCGCTCGCGGGTGTGCACGGTCGACGTGCAGAACGGTCTGCTCGTGGTGCAGGCCGCGCGGGACGCGCAGTGCAAGCTGCCCACGAGCGCGGCCGAGGTGAACAAGGCGCACGGCGTCGCGCCCTACCGCGCCACGCAGATGCCCAACTGGCCGCCGAGCGCCACGAGCGTCCACTACCAGACCGGACAGGCCATCGAGGCCATCTGTGGCGGCCGCGTCTGGGTGCAGGTCGAGGAGGCCGTGGCGCCCTTCGACCCCGTCTTCGTCCGCTGGGCCGACGGCAACTCGGGCCGCACGCAGAAGGGCGCCTTCCGCAAGAGCGCCGACCAGGTGTCCTCGGCCGACACGGCGACGCAGCTCACGGGCGCCGTCTACCTCACCACCGCTGCCGCCGCGGGCCTCGCCCTCGTCGAGCTGAACCTGCCCTGAGAGGCCCACGACCATGAGCAAGTACCTCACCCCTGATCTGACCCAGCGCCTCGCGACGGGAGCGCCCGCGCAACGCCTCGACGCCGGGGAAACCGCGATGGTCGCGCGCTCCCTGGAGCACGTCGAGCAGCGCGTGCTCGAGACCGTCGTCGCGGAGCTTCGCGCGCTCAAGTACATCCCGACCATCGCGGGCATCGACCCGGGCGCCCGGCTCTACACCTGGTACCGCGCGACGAAGGTCGGCGAGGCGGTGCGGACCGGCGACCGGGGGAAGGACCTTCCCCGCGTCGACGCGAAGCTGGAGGCCATGTACTCGACCATCGGCTCGTACGGCGCGTCGTACGGTTACACGGTGCAGGAGCTGCGGGAGATCGCGCTCGCGGCCCGCAACGGCATCAACCTCCAGCTCGACACGCTGCGCACGCAGCTCGCCGCCGAGGTGATCGCCCGCAAGATCGACAACGTGGTCGCGTTCGGCGACCCGGACGACGCGACCATCAAGGGCGCCCTCAACAACCCTGAGGTGACCGTGGGCGCCGCCGCCGGCGTGTGGTCGGGCCTCACCGCGCAGCAGCTCGTCGACGAGCTCTTCGCGCTCGCCAACGTCCAGCTCCTCGTCTCGAAGGAGACGATGATGCCCGACACGATCCTCCTGCCGACCACGCAGCTCCTGCTCGTGCAGAAGATGCCCTACGGCATCAACAACGACCGGAGCGTCCTCTCCTACTTCATGCAGTCGATGCGCGACGCGCAGCGCACCATGAACATCGCGTCGTGGCCGGTGCTGGCGCTCGCCGACGCCGAGCTAGATGGCCCCCGCGCGGTGTCCTACCGCCGCGACGAGAACGTCATCGGGGCCATCGTCCCGATGCCGTTCCAGAGCCAGCCGCCGCAGGCCGAGGGCCTGGAGTTCATCGTTCCCTGCGAGGGCATCTGCGGCGGCGCCGTCGTGAAGCAGCCGCTGGGCGTCTACTACCGGGACGGCCTGTGATCCGCGTCCGCAACGATCACACCGGGGCCGTCGAGGGCATCCTCCCCGGCCAGGAGGGGTCAGTCGACGACACCATCCACGGCGTGCGGATCTTCCTGCGCAAGCGGTGGCTGGTGCCCGTCGAGGGCACTGTGCTCGCCTCGCCGCTCGACGGGGACATCGACCCGGCGCACCGGCGGTTCTTCGAGCAGGAGTGGCAGGAGCGCGAGGAGTCGATCGACTTCCGCCACCGCCGCGAACTCTCGGACCTGCGCGAGGCCCACGCCAGCGAGCTCGGTGCGCGCGATGCCCGTATCGCAGAGCTGACCGATCGTCTCGACGGGCGGGAGCAGGAGCTCATCGCGAGCCGCTCGCTCGTGTCCTCGGGCGCGGCCCGCATCGCCTCCCTGGAGGCCGAGGTCGCCCAGCTCAAGCGGGACCTCGACACCGCCACGGCTCCGAAGACCGACGACGCCTCCTCCAAGAGCCGCAAGGCGAAGGACTGACCTGTGACCGTCACGCCTGCATCACTGCGCGCGCAGCGACCGGAGTTCGTTCCGGTCGACGACGCCGTGGTGCAGGCGGCGATCGCCGACGCCGTCACCGAGGTGGACGACCGGGTCTTCGGCGCGAAGACCGATCAGGCCGTCAGTCTCCTCGCGGCGCACAAGCTCGCGATCTCGCCCTTCGGCACGCAGGCCCGACTCGACCCGAAGGCGCAGGGCGAGGGCGGGCACGGCACCACCACCTATGGCTGCGAGTACGACACCCTCGTCGAGCAGTGCGGCGGCGGCTTCTACGTCGTTGGGGTCGACCTGTGAGCGGGAAGGTCACCGTGAAGGACCACGGCGGCGCGGCCTACCTCGCGAGGGCCCGTGAGCTCGCCAGGGGCAAGCGCGCGCGCGTCGGCATCCTCGACGACGCGCCGAAGGACGTAGGCGTCAACGACGAGGCCGGCACCCGCACGAAAGCCGTCGACGACGCCATCACGCTCATCGAGATCGCCGTGATCCACGAGTTCGGCCTGGGGGACGTCCCGCAGCGCAGCTTCATCCGCGCCACCATCGATGAGCGCAGGGCGGACATCGAGCGGTTGCTCGTGAGCCGCGCGAAGCTCGTGCTCTCGGGCAAGCTCACCGCCGAGCAGGCGCTCGACCAGGTGGGCGCCAAGGTTGCGAGCTGGGTCGTCGAGAAGATCGACTCGAACATCGCGCCGGCGCTCGCGGAGTCCACCGTCGAGGCGAAGGGTAGCTCGGTCGCGCTGGTGGACACCGGGCAGATCAAGTCGGCCATCTCCTGGCTCGTGCTCGCGAGAGGTGCCTGATGGACCTTGCCGCCATCGAGTCGGGGCTCCTCGACGTCGCCTCGACCCTCACGGGCATCGGGCGCGCGTTCTGCCAGTGGGAGAACACGCCCCGCGTGCAACACAACGGCGCGCGGGTGCTCTTGCGCTGGGTCTCCGAGGTAAGCAAGGGCGTCGACGGCGCGCGCTACGTGTTCGCGGCCAACGCGGACCCGCTGCTGGAGATGACGCCCGTGGTCGAGGGCAGCCGCGTCTGTGTGGTGCAGCTCGACATCGAGGTCTACGACCAGCGGTCGGGCGTGAACGCCCACGCGGTCGCGAGCCGGGCCCGCACGCGCTGCTACTTTCCGTCGGTGCTCGCGGCGCTCTCCGCGCTGGAACTCGCCGTCGCCAACGTCGGCACCATCGCCGTCACCGACGCCCGCCTCGACGGGCGCATGGTTTCGCGCCGCACCTTCGAGCTGCGC